ATACAAAATTAACAAATTTATTTTCGGTGTTATTTTGAATTACTTTATATGCCTTTCTAAATTGAGAAGAATTTGCGCCTAATAATTTTAATATTGTCCTCTTATCTTCGTCGTCAATATCTGTTATAATAATACCCATAGCATCTAATATAGTTTTAGAAGAATCTATATTTTTCTTAGTCTTTGAATTAGTAGATACTTGCCCTCTCATTACATCAAGAGTTGATTGCTCGTTAGTTATTAATTTATCAACATTCTCTTTAGTGATCTTTATTCCAAGTTCTCCACCAAACAAATGATATTTTGTATTATTCATCTTTCTCGGAATTGTAGTATATATTTCTATCAACGTTTTGTTTAATTCTTTTTTATCCTTAAAATTTATTTTAGTAAGATTATCTATCAAAGTTTGTGCAGTATCTATTTGCGCCTGAGTAACGTTTTCGGAAGATATTGTATAATTTGTTGTAACTGATTTATTAGCATAGGATTGTAACTGGTTAACTAGAATTGATATTTGTGAATTTGTAATACTAGCAAAAGATACAGAATCCGTTTGGATTGCATATAAGCTTGTTACATCTTTATATCCTTTGCCAGTTTTTTGTTTATAAATTGAATTCCATTTTGACATTGGATAATTTGTTGAGTCGCTAGTTGAATTTATTCTGCCCCATCCTGCTTTAAATGTGCCATCTTCATTCTCAGTCATGTTATAAAATTTATTATTATTATCACCAGTGACCATAATCAGTTTTATGATCTTCCCCATATTATCTCCCTATTATTTTATTTTATATTTACTTCGAAATAAACAAAAAAGTGGAACCTAAGTTCCACTTTGTATTAGTTATCAAAGTCCTCATCATCGTCGAAGTCGTCTTCGCTGTTATCATCATAATAATCTTCACCATCTATATCGTCATAGTCTTCTTCCTCATCATCGTCGAAGTCGTCTTCGTCTAAATCGTAATCTTCATCTTCGAAGTCGCCATCGTCTTCTAATTCGTCTGGTTCTTCTTCGTATAATTTTCTTTTAGCCATTTGAAACCTCCTTATTTCTCCTATCATTTAGTTCAGATATTTTCTTTATATGCTCTTCGATAAGCATACATTCACCAGTATTTTTTGATGTTTTTATCTTTCTAAGTAGTCCTAAAACCATTACTATTTCATCTTTTATTCTTTTGTTTGTATCTTCTTTTTTACTCATTCGACTCTACCTCCTCTAACTTAAACGTCTTATATTCAATTTTGAAATTTATATTTTTACCTGAAGCACCATGTCTGTTTTTATCGACATATAGATTTATACTACCTTCATTTTTTTCAGGTACGCTTTGTGTAATAGTCATAAAAACATCTAGAGTTTGAGTTATACCAAGAGATTCAGCAACTTGTGCTTGTGTTATTGTCTCTTTTGTTCCCCCACCTTTTTCATCTAACGACTTCCTATTTGTTTGGGCTGCTGTAACTACTGGGATATTCATTTCATCAGCTAATCCACTTAAATCTTCAAAGATTGTTTTCAAATCTGAATAGCTTTCGCCAGTTCTATAAGTTGGTACTAATAATCCAGCATAATCTATTATAATTATATTAGGGATAAAATTTAGATATAATTTTAGTTGTTCCATGTGAGATCTTAAACTATTTACGGTGACTGCTCTTGTTGGAAATTCTTTTATTATCATATCTGATTTAGATATTTTTCTTAGTATTCCTAATTTCTCTTTAAGTTTATCAGTGTTGTGCATTAGTTCATCTGTATGTATATCTGATAATATAGCATCATGCCTCATCGACAAACTTTCTTCAGATATTTCTAGTGTATAAACTAATATATTCTTTTGTGCCATTTTTAGAGCATTAGCTGCGAAATTAGCAAGAAAGATTGATTTACCAAAACCAGGGGGAGCTGCTACACAATATATACCTTTATTTGCCCATCCACCACTGTCTATACTACCACCTAATATTCTGTTCAATTGCGGGAATCCAGTTGTGATTCTGTCTTGTTCCATTGCATTGATTCTCTCGTATCTTTTATCTACATCAAATATACTTACTCCTAAAGATGTATCCATTGTAAATAAAGATGCTTTTCTTATCTCACTATATATTTCAGAAAATTTACGTTTTTCTAAAAAATCCACAGAATTCTTTAATGCTGACATCATTACATTGTATTGCATGAATTCAAACATTTTATCATACATATATTTTTTAGAATCTTCTGGTGGATCACAATATATTTTTTCTATATCAGATTCTTTTATTGATTTTACTTCTATTTTAATTATTTCTCTTTTTGGTATTTTGTTATATTTTTTGAAGTAGTCTTTCCATGCTTCAAATATCTTCGCATTATCTTCAAATTCGAAATAACTAATTTTCATGAAGTCTATTATCTTCAACCAGAATGCTCGATCTTTTCTTGCGTAGCTTAGAATTAAATATTCTAACTCGCCAAAATCTAAAATGTCTTTGCCTTTTTTCTTTTCTTCCATATCGAAAATTAAGTATGCCCTTTATTTAGAAATAAGAATTTTTGCCATTTCTTTCATATTAAATAAACACATCAAATCGGCAAAACATGTGTCTTTTAAATATTCTGGTTCTGTTATTTCTTTACCTTCTATAGATAAATTAATATGATCTGATGTGCACAAAATATATGGATTTATATCTTCAGTAGAGATGTTGTCAATGTAATAACCTATATTTATTGGTTTTTTATTAGTAATAAATCTCAGTATTTCATATTTTCTATTCTTTTCTTCGCCACTAATCAAAAGTATTTTATTTATATCTGATTCTATTTTGTCTACTATCTTTAATGTTTTTCTCAACCCTTTTTGTATATACTCGATAACTACATTATTGGTTTCTTCTACCTGTGAGTTTCTATATATAGTAAACAACAACTCGACATCCATAGAGTTTATACAGAAGTATTTTTGATATTTTCCAAAATGAAAACCAAGACCTATCCAATTAAATTTCATTTCTTTCTTCTCTCTCATCGTATTTTTTATCTGAAATTAACATCATTTTAAATTTCAAATATCTAACAAGATCCCTTTCGAATCTAGAGTTGGAAGAAGAAAAATTTTTACATGTATTATATCTTTCTTGATTTCTCTTTTCGCATTTGATAAATATTGTATAATCTATTGGATCTAGAATAAACATGGTAGATGGGTTAATTAAACAATTGTTACAAATTTTACCCTTCAACAAATTTCTAAAAATTGTTTTACTAATCATAAAGATTATTCCTTTAATCTTATAAGTAATTTTCCTTGACCGTTTGTTATCCTTCCAAAGAAATCACCCGTCAAATAATTCTTACTGTCTAATAAGAAACTTACATTCATTTTTACTATTATATCCATTCCAACAATGTTATTTTCTATTTCTATATTATGTAATAAACATTCATATTCTTTATTTCTGTCAAATATAATATCTTCAATTCTTTTTAATTTCTCTTCTGATATTGTTCCATTTTTAAGTAAGTACTTTGTTAGATCTTTAATTGTCATAACATCCCAGTTCTCAACTTCAATTCTAATGTTGAGTCAGCTTTAGTAATTGGAAATTGAGTTATATCTTTTATCCCAGCATCTGTTGGATCTTTAAACGAGTTATACTCTCCTTCCCACCACAATATAACATATATAGGACACTTTATCAGGATCTTTAGTGTCTTTATGTTGTCTAATAAAGTTCTTCTACCAGTCTCATCATTATCTATTATAAAATAAATTGCTTTTGGTCCCAGTCTCTTTATTTTAGTTGCTTGCTCAACACTTATGCTTGGTCCAATCATATAAGTCCCATTATATTGTATAGCTTCCCAACATCCTTCGCTTATAAACAAAGCTTCATTAGTTGGTAACATATCGTAAAAAGGCAATATATATCTTTTAGGTTGAACTGTAGCGGGGATATTCAAATATGGCAAATAACTATCTTCTCTATAGCTTCTCGCTTGAAAATATACTAATTTACCATTTTCGTAAGTTGGTATTATTATCCTATGACTGAAATTGATTTCGAATAAATAAGATACATTAGTCCATGTCAGTTTATATTTTTGAGCTAGCTGAAAAGAAACATGCTTCTTTTCTAATAATTTTATAGCTCTGTTTTTAAAATTTAATGGACCACTACCTTTTTCGAAAGAATATCCAGTTGGGCTTTCTATCTCTTTTATTTTATATTCTTCTTTTGGTTTTTCTATTGGAATATATTCTTCTTGTTTTTCACCGCCAGTGCAATCTAACAATATTTTTTCTGCTTCTTTTTCGTCGATCTTACAATAAGCTGCGACCAATTCTACTAAATTACCACCTTCCCCACTCTCCCAATCATGCCAGCATTGTTTTTCTACGTTGATTCTGCAATCATATGTAGTGTCTTTTACAAACATAGAGTTTATTGCAAACTCTCCACTTGGTAAGATCTTATAATCTTTTACGTACTTTTTCAGAAATGCCTCAATTGTTTTTATCGAGTATCTTATTCTTAGCTTCACAATTTCTCCTAGTCTCTGAAATTACGATATGGGTCTTTTCCTGGGTTTTGTTGGTATTCTTCTTTCTTCATACCTATCATCTTATCTTTAATTGAAACTTGTCCTTTGATCATAAAACCTATGCCACCTGTTATTTTTTTAGACATTTTCTTGTTGCATTTGTCACATTTGATTGTTGGGTTTTTGACCATTTCATGATTAACTTCTTTTTCGAATCCACACTCTTTGCAAAAATATATATAAGTCATACTTACTCCTTTTTATTACTACCTCTGGTAAGAGGAAATACAAATCCACATCCACCAGTTACTTTTACTTTCATTTTCTCTTCACAAATAGGACATGTTATATTTGGGGATTCTTTCATACTATGAACAACTTCAATAGTATTTTTGCACTTTGAATTTTTACAATAATAAATATATATCATTAAATCATCCTATTATTCATAATTAATTATTTCTATTTGGTCGTATCCAAAATTTATGTATGCTTTTTTTCGCGATTTCGAATGTCTTAATAATTTCTCATTAGTTTCATCCCAGAAATCATATACATTTACAGTTTTCTTATCTTTACTTGCTCTTAGTGCTCTACCAAGTCTTTGTATTGGAAGATAAAATTCTTTTCCGCCACTTGCTATTATAAGCGTATCAACATTAATGATATCAATACCAAAGTCAAAAATGCGAGCTGCAATAAGTACTCTGAATTTACTGGACTCAAAATCACTAAGTATATCCAATCTATCTTTTGCTTTAGTCTGGTTATAAACAAATTTACTATCCTCAATAAGCTCATGTATGTTCTCCCCTTGTTTTATATACTTAGAAAGTATTAATACATTTCTATCACAGTTGTCATCTGTTATTTTTTTTATTATCTTGTTTCTGTGTTCATTAAAAGTTATTCCAAACTTCTCTGCATTCACATAATCAAAGTCTTCTATGTCGTCTGGTTGATTAACTTTAACAAAATATATATGAGGTTTTGCTATTATTCCTTTTTCTATTAGAGGTTTCGCTTCTACATCGAATATTACTGGCCCAACATGTGATATTATTTTTGCAGACTTAAGATCCATTTTATTTGGATTAACTGGAGTAGCAGAAAAACCATAAATTCTTTCCCAATGCGACATTCTCATTATTTGTTGATAGCTGTCTGACGATCCATAATGCACTTCGTCTATTATTAAATTTTTATATTTTTTTATATCGTCTATCTTCTCTATGCTTTGTACTGTTGCCATAGTTATTTTTTTCTCTAAGACATTATTACCTTGGACAATACCCGCATCTAATCCTCTTCTCTTTGCTCTATCTAAAGTTTGTTGCGCTAAGTTGACTCTATTAAATAAGACTAAAGATTCATTATTTAATATTTTCATTATGGCTAAAAATACCTCTGTTTTTCCACTACCAGTTGGAGCCCTTATTATCCCCCTGTCTTTAGATAGTGCTTTCTTTATTGCATCTTTTTGATGATCACGTAGTTGTATATCTTTAAGATCGACATTAATATCTACATCAGAAAGCTTTTTTCTTTCGTCTACTATTTTTAGATCTTGTTCTTTAAATATTTTTTTAATGAAGTATAAAAATCCGATTGGTATTTTTATGGTAGGTATCTCTACATCTTCTAGAAATTTTGCGAATCTTACTTTCTTTATTTTATCTTTATCGAATCTACCACCGGCATATGCCTTAGAGAAATCTTCAAACGTGAGAGTATCATATATATCATATAGAACTTCGTCATCTTCGTTAGATAATGTAAAGAAGTTATTTTTTATTAGAATTAACATTGCTATCCATGAAGCTTTTTATATTAGATTTTAAGAATTTCCTATAATTATTTTTCACGAAAGAATTGATTTTCTTTTCGTACTCTTTCTGTATCTCAAAAATTTCTAAAATAACTTCTGGTTCAAGCTCAGTTAAATTAATGCCTTCGATGTATTCATCTGTCTCATGTAAAACTAAGACTTGGTATTTATCAGTCTTATCGTCTTTCTTTTTTGTGTAAATAAAATTTGTTATCTTCATATTGTCTCCTTATCATCAGTAATCCTTATCTTTAAACATATCAAATATGCCATCGTAATTTCCTTTAGACATCTTGTAGATCATCCTTAAGCTACTATTTTCTTCGTTCAGTCTTTTTACTTCGTCTTCTAAAAATGTTATTCTGTTTTCTAAATTTGATATCGTATTAACTTTGATTTTTGTTAAATTATTGCATTTAGTGCATTTTATTTCTATTATATTGTTTATCATATCCCTCCTGTCATAATAAAATTATTTTTGAGGATTTCTTTTACTTGATCTTTTCCCAGACTCATATCACATAAAGCCTTTAGTCTTTTATTTTCTAGTTTTAAGACGAATGTGTTATAGTCTATAATAGATAATGTTTCTTTAAGTAGAAAGTTTTCTTCTTTTAATCTAGCTAAATCTTTAATTTTAAGAGTAATTTCATTTCCACATTTGTTACATGTGAGCCTTATAGCATCATCCATGAAGTTATCTTAGTTTTTTATCTCCCTTTCTTCTTGAAGAAATTTCAAGCTTATCTTTTATAGAAGATGCTACAGATGCTAATGCTATAAACAATGCTGGGATCCCCAAGAAGATGATCAATAAAACTAATACTATAGAGATTGGTATCCAAATGATAGAGGTTATTACCCAGAACCAAGGCATGTCAATTTTGTCAAAAGCTTTAAGAACTATCAATGTCACAGCTAATAACTCAGATAGTCCTATAGAATTTTGCGTGACTTTAATTGCTGGTTGGTTCATTGTTATCTCCTTTTCTTTTTTTTCTTTCTTTCTTGACAAGATTAGAAGTATTTACAACTTGTTTTTTATAGTCATCCCAATATTCTTCGCACATTTTTGAAACAAATTGAAATTCTTGATCATTTTTTATTTTAGATGTTGGATCACCCATCGTTGCTTTTAGGTATTCTTTTAAGTCACTCAATAAATACCCATATTCTGTTTCTAAAATAGTATCTAAATCTGTTTCAGTTATTTTTTTCTTTCCAAAAAGAACAGAAAGTAAACTGAACATCAATACATGTGCTGTATCTCCTTTACCTATTCTAGAAGCTATGAATTCGTTTGAAACACTTCTCAGAGAAGCTTCGTACTCATTATATTCTGCCATTCTATTACTCCTTCTTCAAAGATTTAATTAATTGGTCTAATCTGTCTATCTCTTCTCCAACTAGCCTTAATACAGTTTGTAAAGCTAGCTTCATTGATCCTGTGTTATCTGGCTCAGAGTTAAACTTCTCTATTAATTCTTTGCTCTTCTTTGACTCTTCTTTGGATTTCATTATATTTAATCTCCTCATTCAGACTTTTATAATGAAGATATCTTAATAGTTGTAAAGATGCAAGAATTAAAATTATTCCAATTATAATTGAAATAATTTCCATTATTTTCTCCTCTTTTTCTTTTTGGGTGCCACTTCTTCATTATCAAAATCTTCTCCGTCTGTGTTTTCTCTTTCTTCTAATTCGTCTATTACATCAGACTCTATTTCATTATTTGTCTCTTCTGTTGCTATGCTTTTTACAGCGGAATTTAATTTTTCTTGTATGGTTTCAAGTAAATTCTTGCCTTCAACAATCTTTGAAAAGTCTTTTGCGTAAAATTTTTCTTCTTCTCCGATAAAATTATACCAGCCACCATTCTTTTCACAAATCTTATAGTCTAATAAGATTTTAAGTAGCCCACTATATCTGTTAACTCCTCTTTCAAAGTCTAAGATGAAGTCTATTTTTCTTCTTGGGCTAAAACATCTATTCTTTGTTGATGATGCTCTTATTGTTACAGAGCTTGCTCCAAGACTTTCAATCTTTTTGTCAATTGTAAGCTCTTGTACTTTTAAATCTACCGCAACTGATGCAGCATATCGTAGACCAGTTCCACCTGTTGTAACTTTCTTTGGCCCATACATATTACCAATTGTTGCTGTATAGTGGTTTGTTACTAATACTGCAATGTTATGCTTCTCGATCTTCCTGGAATATACTCTAAAGAACTTTCTTATTTCTCTGGCTTTATATCCCATGTCTTGGCCACCTTCTGGATTCATTTCTTTTGTAGTAGAAGCCATAGCAATAGAATCTATTATGATTAAGACTCTTTTATCGCTCTTGTTTGCAATAATTGTTGTTAATACTTCATTCATTGCTTGTATAAGCTGTTCGATTGTATCAATTGGCTGATACATTATTCTTTCTGGAGCTATTCCTAAAAATTTTAAGAAGTCTCTATTTAACGCTGATTCAGTGTCGAAATATATTACTATTCCAAGATTTGGATCTTTTATTGCCATTTCACATAAAAGAGATTTACCAGTACTTGGATCTCCGTCGAATTCTGTTATTCTACCAACTGGATAACCGTTCTTTAACTCTCCAGATATTAACCAATTCAAAGAATAAATTCCAGTATCTATCCATCCTCTTGGCTTGCCGTATAGCGAATCTTCTGTTAATTGCTCCATAGGGTTTTCTTTACCAAATTTTTTGTTTATATTAGTCAACAAGCTCTTTTCTAATTCTGACAATTCATGTGACATATGTTCTCCTTTAAATAAAAATTGTTATAGTTATTTATGCTAAAATAGCAGAAATCTTGGTAAGATATTCGGAATAGTTGAAATTGATGTTTTTTATATCGTCGTCGTAAATTGAAAATATTTTTATCTGTTCTATCATATCGTCTACAATTTGCTTTATTTTTGGATATTTAGTTGTCAATTCATTATATGCTTCTTCGTCTAGTTTCTTTTTATTTTCTACGCTATCAACTATTTTCTTAATAAGTATTTCGTAATCTTTTTCTATGGAGGCGTTTGTTTGCCTACTTATAATAGATTCATAATTTGTTTTTATATCATTCATAATTTCTTTTATTTTTGGGAAACCTTTATTTTTCATTTGTATAAATCTGCAAATGGATCATCTACAACAGGTGTTACTACATTAGGTGTTACAACTTTGTCTTCTTTTTTTGTATAAGCAAAACCTTTTAAATTGATTTTAGCAGATTCAACTGCTGTTGTCACATCTATTTTCTCTATTACTGGTTCTTTAATTGGAGTTTCAATTGGAATATTTCTTATATGATCTTGAGTAGAAGTTTTAACTTCTTTTACATAATTTTCTATTATATCATACATTCTTATTGTATAAGTCTTGTTAAAATCCGACTCTGATTTAATTGAGATTGCATCGTCTACTGACGCAACTATAACAAAGTGTGGAGTGCTTGGGGGATTTTTAAATCTGTTTACAAACTCTTGCTTAAGTTGTATTTTCTTTCCTATTCTAAATTCCATATAATTATCTTTACTCGAATATCTTTTTATTGCCTATAAACCAACCATCTTTTCTGTATTTGAGTGGCGCTTTCGCTGCTATTTTAAATATATTCACATTCTCTTCCTTATCTTGAAATATTATATAATTTTCATCATATAATAAATTAAAGTTTCCTTCTTGCATTTTGTATAGGAGATATTTTATCTCTCTTATGTTGTCTTCATTTATATATAATTTTTTTGCTCGTGGTTTACCAATATTATCTAAAGACTTTAGATCTTTTTTGAGCTTCCAATCTCTATCATCATAGTATTCTGTTTTTGGAGATATTGTTATTTGCCACAATGGATGACCAACGTTTTCTACTGTAATATCATAATGATTTCTCCTTTTAAAGAAAACTCCTTTTTTATTTTTAAGCCAGCCATCTTTAAGAAGAGAAGTTGCAAGACAGATAATGCTATCTGACCATATCATTGTCATTACTGTTTTTTCTTCCATGTGTTTATCTTTCTTAATTGGTAATTTCTATTGATGAAAACTCATTCTTATCTTTTATTATCGTCATAGTTTTGCAAGTTAAATTTTCTCTCATTGAATTTTTATGATCTATGACAAATACTAAAAGATTCCTTGATTCTAATTCGGATAATATTTCCATAATAGAATCTATCCTTACATCGTCTAGTCTCCATGAAAGGAGCTCGTCTAATACTATTACATTTATTTTGTCTTGCATTTTCAATCTTACTACTTCATATAAAGCAAATACTAAACTTATTTCAACCGATCTTTTTTCCCCACCACTTAGTTGGTTGAATTTGTACTCAATACCATTTTTAAAAATAGTATCTTTCAACTCTTCATTCAATTTATACTCAATGTCGAAATTGAAAAATTTCAAGTAATAGTTAATATATTTATTTAAAGATTGCAATATATAATTTATGCAAAAAGATTTTAAGCTGTCTTGCGAATTACCTAATGCCTCTCTCCACCACATTAAATGTGAATACTCTTCATTCATCCTTTTTATTTTTTTGTTAGTTTTTTTAGCTTCTTCTTTTGCTAATCTTATTTGATCTTTTGATTTGATTATGAATTCATCTTCTTCTATATTAACTACTCCATTAAGAAGTTTGAGTTCTGATTCTAAATCTTTTGCGAAATCTTGTATGTCGCTAATTTCTTTATCAGTAAAATTTATATTAACTGACGAGGACGTTCTCTTTATTTCTTCGTTTAATTTTGTAAGATCACCTTTACATTCTTTTAGTTTAATTTTAGAGTCTTCGTTTTTGTTTGTTATATCTCTTATACTATTTTTTATTTCATCGATTTCATCTTTTTTTGATTTGATAAATTTCTTTATATTATCTGAATCTTTTTTTATTGTACCACAAACTGGACACTTATCAGGATTCTCTTCTATCTCTGATAGTTCTTCTTCTTTTTGTGATATTTTATTTTTTAGTTTTGACAGTCTTCCATTGTTGTTTTCTATTGATTCTTCTAAAGATTCAATATCGCCCTCTAATGAAGATTTTTTATTTTTTAGATTTTGTACTTTGTTTCTTATATCAAGTTCTTTTTCAACATCAATACTTTTATATTCTTTTAGTTTTAATTTTATTTCGTTTCGTCTAGATTCTTTTTGTTCTTCTTTCTTTTCAAAGTTTTCTATATAACTGAAGAGATTCTTTGTAAGAGCTTCAATAGTTTCTTTCTTATTTTTTAATTTTGATTTTTCTGCCTCTAAGGTTGGTCTTAATCTCCTTATCATTACTTTTGAAGTTTTATGATATTTAGAAATAAAATCATACATCAATAAATTTTCAATTACTTTTTTTCTATCTGTCTCATCTGATTCTGCAAAGTTAGATATCTTTTCTTGGCTTAAAACAATTGACGATACAAACGACTGATAATTTATTTTTATGATTGATTCTAAAAGAGATTGTGTATCTTTTGCTTTTTCTAATGATATATTGTTCCCATTTTTGTGAACAGTTAGTAAATTCCCAAAATCTGAGTGTGATCTATACCTTCTAATTAAATATTCATCTTTGTTTATCGTAAAACTTAATTCTACATAGCAATCTTTTTTATTGATGTTGTTTATTATATCTTCAGCATTTAGCTTTTTAGTAGTCTTACCATACAATGCATATGTGATAGTGTCTACTATGCAAGTAGACTTACCTGCACCATTAGAACCACCATCCCTTAAATTTTTACCTATTACTAATATTATTCCTTCTTTGCTCAAGTCTACACTTTGTGTTTCATCTCCAAAGCTTAGAAAGTTTTTAAAGTTTATATAATTAAATTTCAATATATTCCTCCGGTAAAAAATAATGAGGTTTTAGTTCTGGTAAATTGAATATCAATACCTCATTATGAAATTCTACATTTGGAAATATGTTTAAAGGTAAACTAATCACAGAAGTTATACAAGGCCAATCGTCTCTCATCATTTTCCACCTAGAAGAGAATGTTCTTTGATTTAATCTTAGACCCATTGGACAAAAACATACACATGGGATTTCTTTACCATACAGATTCCATATTTTATTTAAGAACAATTCTGGTAGTAGCTTTTTACCTTTTTTAGTTCCTTTAAAGTCGTTATTAAATGGAGGGTTAACAATTACTAAATCTGGATCTATGTTTACTTCTCTTAATGATAGAAAATCTTGCTCTTGAAAGATAATTCTAGTATCTCTTTGCATATCATCTTTTATATCAAAACCAAAACAGTTACACCCATACTCTGACCACCACTTCAACAAATTACCAGATCCACAGGCTGGATCTACAACTATTTTTATTTTTTTATATTTATAGACTATTGTGTCAAATATAAATTTACTCAATAGCAAAGGTGTATAAATAGAAGAGTCTTTTCTATTTTCGTGATATTTGTTTCTTGCTGTTGTGAGGGGATTCATTTATTCTTCTCCAAATTCTTCTATTTCATAGTCTGATATTTTATTAGATACTTCTTCAATCTTTCTGAAATGTTTCATTAACTTGTGTAGATCGAAACCATTTAAATTCTTTAAGTTGTCTAAATAAGCTGCTGCTATTTCTTCTGGATTATCGCTTAGTACATCTTTATAGTATTTTTCTATTTCCTTTACTTCTTCTGGTGGTATTATTTCTACACTTAACGCCCCAAGTTCTATTAGTTTTTCTTTCAATTTTTGTTTGTTTATTTTATTGTTTTTAAGTTTTAGTCTCAGAAATGAATTGTTGACATTCATTTTATCTATATCGTTTATTTCTTTTATTTCTTCAACAATATATTTTGGTGATTTGTCATATTCAACAAATTCATATATTAAAGTATCAGTATCTAAGACAATAAATCCATGAGATTGGTTTCTTTCGCCAAAATTTGTTTGGAATGAGCTACCTACATAAACTATATTATTTTTTACTTGGAACTGATGATAATGACCAGAAATAACTAGATCAAATTTTTCTTTTAATGTTTCTGGATCGTAACCGCTTTTGCATTCTATTCCATTAGACATTGTAAACCCTAAAATATCTAAGTGCCCAAACAATACATTCTTCTTGTCTTCTGATAATATATATTCGTCAAATCTTGAATTCGAATAACTTAGAAAATGTAATCTTGTATCTCCTTCATCGACAAATATATAATCTGGTATTATTTTTGCGTAATCACTAAAAGTAAACAATATTGAGTTCATTGTATTACTTGGATTAGACATATCATGATTTCCGATTAACATGTAGTTCATTATGTTTTCTTTATACATGTCTTTTATTTTTAATAGAGCTTGAACTACATGAGGAGCATATGCTCTAGATTTTGTATGGAAGAAATCTCCTAGTGATATTATAGTATTGATATTATTTTTTAATGCGAAGTTTTTTATATATGACAAAAATGATAAAGCAGTTTCAGAATTAATTAATAATTTATGATGGTTATACAAATGCAAATCGGAATAAACAATTATTTTCATATAGTTTATATATGCAACGCAATAAAAAAGGTAGCCATTTAGATAATAGCTACCTTCTAAAATTACCTCTTGGTATGTTTGGAATCTTTGGTGGAAAAGAAGACTTACTACTAGCTTTTAAATTAGGAGGAATTTGCGGCGGTGGATTTGAAGGACCCTTTGATTGGTTTTTCTTCATCTCCTCTTTTTCTTCTTCTTTTATTTGTTTTAAAACTTCTACGACTAATTTTCTATCTTCAGTAGTCATAGATTCAGTTTCGCTAACTGATATTCCTGCACCAGTAACGTAAGCAATTCTCACTTGTTCTTCAATCAAACTTTTATAGTTTGATTGATTTCTAGCCGCGTCCTCTTGAACGAAAAAAATTTCTCCCTAGTGGGACATTAAATTCTAGTTGTCTATTGCATTTGGGACAAAATACATTTTTTATAGGTTGTATTCCACAATCTCTTTTTTCGAGTTCTTCTCTTATTGTTTCTGTATCCCCAGTAACTAAATTATTAAGGAAATCTTCTTTGTCAAATTTGTTTAATTTATTACCATCTGGGTCAGATATTTCATCTACTAAAAGAAGTATAGATTCTAATGCTGTATTATCTGGCTCATTAAAGCCTTTCATTTCTCTAGATGATTGTAGTAATTTATTTTCTTCACTACCTCTCATGAAATGCATCTTTACATTGTATTTGCTAATTGGTAAAGTAAATTCAAAAGGCTCTTCCACGTCATCTTCCCATTCCTTTATTGGGAGAGAATCTACGGTTACTGTTTGGATAAAGTCGTGCTGGCAATGATAACATCTTACATTAAAATCATAATCTAACCCATAAGACATTCCTCTTAGATAGAATAAAATATATAATCTATCTCCAGATAATAAATCCAATGGGTTTATTGGTGATTTTATGCAATTTTCTAAAATCATATCAAGAGCTTTTCCGTTTTGAATAAAACGATCTGTTGTTAATATTTTTTCTTCTCTCATCGTCATCTGGCGTATTTTTATAACACCATTTTGGATGTCAGCATCTTCTGATATGTTTTTATAAAGTTTTCCATGCGAAGGTAATTCGATAGGAATAGCAGCAGGTTCGAATTTAGAATTTCCTTCTTGCCTGCTGCTAATAGTATTAGTAATTGGTTTCACGTCTTGGTTTGGGTGTCTTTGTTTTGACGGACCTCGACGCGAATTGACAGTTTCTGGTATTTTAATCTCGTTGTCCATGTTAACTCCTTAAAAAATTTATATTAAATATGCGAACTCTTTATATTACTCAGCGCTGCTAATTAACCATTAATCCAGAGCTTATTTCCCATATCAGCAGCAGTATGTAAGTTAGCATAGTCAAAATTTAATTCAACTGATGTTTGAAGTACATCTGCACTGTCATAGCTAAGAGTTCCAGTAGTTAAACTGTCTGGGTAGCAACCAAATAAGTCCCATGCTTCAATTATATCTATGTTTGTACTTGCTCCAGTATGTCCCGAGACTACTGATTGACCAGGTCCTAACAAGATTAAAGATGCATCAACTTTATACATTGCTGCATAACCCATTGTTCCATTTAGTACGTCGTATATAGTTTGACACCATCTCCACAAAATTTGTGTAGCAGAGTGTTGTCCAAGATCAAAATCATAAAAAGCTACAGAAATTGTGCTCCAAGTTGGGTTAGAAGCAAATTTCCATTTTTCATTCAATCTTGAGACAGTAGCACTATTAAAGTTCAAAGTTGGTCTACTTGCCGAAAGTAAGTCTATTGCTAGAGATTCTGCAGCATCTTGACCTCCATTTGAAGATTGACCACTTAACGCCTGTCCACTTATAGTAGGAATAGTATCAAATTTCAATATCCAACGATTATTTCTTTTAGGCTCTTTCTTTCCAGAAATTGCTGAACTTAGACTTATCGCCATAATGTTAATCTCCTATATTAAGATTTCATAAGATATCTTTTCAAAAAACCTAAAAACTTTAAGTTTTTGCAAAGGTTAGCTAATATTAACTAACCTTTGCACCAGTTCTTTGAATTGTGATATCAATAAATATTCTTTCTGCAACCTTTGTAGGCTGAATGTAAACTTTAGCATACATGATATTTGAATCTATCATGTCAGGAGTATTTGTGCTTGCATCACAAATAGTTGTATAAGCATATAATCCGCCTCTTGTAAGAATATTGCCTAAGAAAGTATCTAGTTCTCTTTTTAAGTTTGCCCAAGTTGTTGGAGTACTTAATTGGAAAATATAGCCTTTTCCTATTCTTTCTACATTTCTTCTTACGTGGTTGACTAATCTCTTAACATTGATTCTGTTTTCAGCTTTGCTTTGTTTTAAGCAAGTCTTTTGTCCATAAATCAATGTTCCTTCTGCAGGGAATTGAACTAAAGGATTAACACATGCTGGATCAATATCATTGTTGAGATATTCTCTCTGAGCTTGAGTTGGTTTTGTATAAGAAGAGATAGAATTTACTACTCCTCTTATTGGACCAGCGGGAGCTTCCCAAAGTTCAAAGTTCTTTTGTGTTCTTGCTATAGCAACTGCCCCATAAATAGAAGGCGGAAGATCAACGTATTGAGAGTTATCATTGTCGTAGTCTTTCTGCCATCCCCAATAAGCTACTGCATAAGAAGAATTAAGATTTATACTGTCTGGATAAGTTCCATTGTGCCAGTCTATAGCATCTTTCCAATCTAAACCAGAAGGAGGATCGCATAATACTAGAATATCTTTTCTAGACTCTGCGACGTTTACCATTTTCTGTAAAACTGGAGATCCTACAAAACCAGGTGTTAATAATAGATCTATGATATATTGCTCTTTGTTTTCATATTCTTCTAGAGCTGTTGTTGCTAGAGAATCTATTTCGTCTCCATCAGTTGGAATACCATTACTTCCAGAAGCTAGTTGCCAGTAATCTGGATTTGGACTTCCACTGTTTGGACAAGAAGTAGTAGGGGGAGTAGTTGTAAGATCTGTGCTTGGATATTCAATAGTTTCTGAAAAATCTACCATCACATAGACAGAAGCCTCTAATACAGTCTTTACAAAGTTTGTTGCACTTGCATTAGTCCAGTTTACGTTCCTCCAAATTTCAACACTGTTTTCACCTTCAAATATTTCAATGTTGTATTCAATGGCTGAAGTAACAGGATTAGTTGAAGTTGTTGTTCTTACTTTGAGTTTGTTTCCCCATGTTCCAGCTTCTTTACATACAAAGTTTACTACTCCAGATGTAGAAGCGTTATCTCCAGTATCAGTTGTTCCATCTGTGAAATGTAGCAAGTCAATTGCGTTTTCTGCAAGAGTTGTTGCATTCTCTATTTTAACAAAGCTTGTTCCACCAAGTCTTCTACTACCAATTGTTATAATTGAAGTTGAAGCTGCTGATAAAACTTCTGTAACTAATGAGTTTATTTTGTCTGCTACGCCAGATGCTGTATAAGTTGAGTTAGTACCAGTTCCAGTATCATTGGTTGTTATTGTATAACCTAAGTTAGCTATAGCTCCTGTTGTAGCTGCTATCTTAGTTGTACATTGCGAACCATAGTTGTACAATGTAGCAGTATCACCTTTAACTAATCTTACTTTAGTTCCATTAGCTTCGAATTTAATATAGTCTTTTAGTGTAGCACCAGTACCAACTGTTACAGCTGCCAATCTATTATTAAGATCTGTTATTAAACTTGCTAAGTTTGGCGAGCCACCAGTATAAGTAAAACCGGTTACTGTGTGAACTTTATTAACATCGGTAGTTAAGTTAGTTCCCTTAAAACTATAGAATCCAGCTAGTTGAATTGTTAAAGTATCAGGTTGCCAATCATGTGATAGATCTGGATTGCCAACTGCTTCTAAGTTTGGATAAGTAGCTGGAGCCCCAACTGATGGAGTTATATTTACATCAGCATAGGATTTATATGGATTAGCACCAGTTCCATCTACCTTTATATTTACTTTGTTAAAAGCAGTAATCTTATTCAGATCTTGTGCTGTCATCGCTGCAGAAGCTGTAATACTTGCGTTAGTTGCTTGTACTTCAGTGATTGGAATTCTTATGAATGCATATGAATATGCTCCAACGTCTGCTGAAGAAGCTCCATCTGCAAATCCTAAACATCCAACTCCAGTTGTTTTACAAATGTTATCAGCTCCACTGTCTGCCTTTAAAGTGATTTTAATATTTCTATATAAATCACTTCTGAAAACTATTTTTGTTCCTACCGTGTCTTTTGCTGCAGTTAAATAATTAGCTAGTTTACTTGTTCCATCTGGTAATGTAACATTGTTCATCGCTGTATTTAGAGCTGAAACTAAATCATCAACAGTTGAATAAGAACTATTTGCTATAGTTACTCTAAATATTCCATTGTTAGGGATTGGGAAATCTGTTAATTCTATCCAGAAAACAGGTGTTGTCATTCCTGCGAAATCTAGACCAGCTGCTACAGAACCTGTCACTGATTCATAATCTACTGCTTTTGCTATTCTTGTAAAGTATCCTGTTGATACATCCAAGAATTTGTCAGCAAATAAAGCCATATAATAGTTATCAACTAATGCTTTACCAAATGTATTAAGATAACTATCTTTTGATAAGATCAATGTTGGTTCATTTATTGGTCCTCTTTCAGCGAATCCAACAGTTGCTGCCAAAGTTCCCTGTGATGTAGCAGTAAAAGCTGAATTATCTATTACTTGAACTGAAACGCCAGGACTTTTGATATCATGAGCCATTAAATTGCCTCCTTATTGATTTTCTACTTTAGAGATTTGAATAAATCTCATTTTCTTAAGATTCTTAAGCTGAGGGTTCAATTCGTTAACAATAATCTCATCGTTTTTTGATCCTTTGGGATTAAGGAAAACTGTGTGACCTTCAACTTGTAATACAATATTTTTTATTGTCTTATTCTTTATCGTATACATAATTTCCTCTCAAATTAGGTATATAGTTCGTTCTTAAACTCTTCAATGATTTGATCGTTAACATCAACTTCGAGTGTCGGAACATAAGCTTCTGTTACCCTCCAATTTAAATCTTTTCTAATAACTCTTTCTGCAATATCGCCAGGTTCATATTCACTTCCATCAGTTATAGAATCTAATAGCATATGGGCATATAAACCCTTAGTTCCATCACCAATCGCTGTTTGATCCCCTATCCAAAGATAGCACTGTGGTTTAAATTCGCTAGCGAACTTAAACATTAAAATATCAGCATCTTGCATAAGAGCTGTATACAGATGCGCTGTGTAATTTATCTCATAAACTTGTAAAGGTTTATTTTGTTTCATAGCGCTAACTGTATTATTATTATCTTTGATGGGAGTGACCAAAATGTATTCATAAGGTCTAGTTTTTTCCATTTTTTGCGTCATCCCAGTAAGATTAAAGGTTAATATAGGTAAGAAATTATTTCCTTCTGATGGAGGAGCATATAGTGGCTGAGTACCAGTTCCAGGGCCACCAAGACTGGTAGATCCTATTGCAAAAGCTCTTCTTGGAGTATTATAAACAACTGGTATTTTAGTAGTTCCCAACCTTGTTAATCTCATTATGTCTTCTAACCATTTTTTTGTAAAATAATGATATTCTGCAAAAATTGGATAATTACTATACATTATATCTTCTCTCTGTCAAAACTCTTTTGAAAATATCAGCCATATTTTTAGGATCTAAATTAGTTATAGCTTTTGTTATATATTCCGTCGATGATTTTAAATTCTTTTCTATCCATTCCTTCTTTGGAATCAATTCAAAGACAATTGATTTATTGTCATATTTAATATTATAACTATCTAATAGACCTTTTCTCTTGCCTTCAATAATATTTTCATTTACAGAAAGTGGAATCAAACCTAGATCTTTTCTATCTAAGTTTTGTTTTTCTTTAGAAGTTAAAAACATAGTTTTTTTAATTATATCTCTAGCTATCCCAGAAGATCTATCTACAGCAGATTCTAATCCTTTCTTAAACTTCTCGAAATCTCTTTTATCAAACTCTAAATTAATAGTAATATTAGCCATTATAAATATCTTGTGAAAAATTCACTGTTTTCACAAGGCAAATTTTATTAAACTTGACTGAATCTAGGTAAGCATTCTATCCCTGGAAGAGCTAAACTTCCAAAATCAACTTTCCTAGCTATTATATTAATATGGATATATTCCCATAAACATGTTTCTTCACTAACATAAGAATCTTCTACAATGTAAAATTTATGATGGAAGCTTCTTAAAACATCTCCTATTATTGGGGGTCTTCCGAGCAAATCTACGATCTCTTGTTTGTTAAATCTTATGTTGATTTCTTCTGGCTCTACAATTCCAAACGCTTTCAAGTCTTGAGTCCAAGTTGGTTCTAGATAGCTTCCTTTAATTGGACCGAGTGGTCCTAAAAAAACCATCCCTGCTGGTAAAGCTTCTCCATATAAATCATTCAAATTAAGACCATCATCTGGAATAGAATCATTTGTGAGTTTAGTTGCTTCTAAATCAAATTTCCATAGATAAAGAGGTGCACCTTGTATTTTGATTTTTTCTTGATCAACGAGATTGAATAGCTCCATTTCTAGTTTATCATAATCTTCGTAAAATTCAAATTCATTGTCGAACATTTAAATCCTCTTATGTTTATCTTTCTTTACCAAAGATAAATGTATGGTAGAAATAGAAAATAGGAAACTCAAAAGGCCTTATTTATACATGAAAGATAATTTTTATGCCCTGGTTAGATTAGTAACTAAAGTTGAAAATAAAGAGCCAGACTCTCAACAAGTAGAAATTTTATATGGGCTTAATAGAAGAGATTTTGATGGAAATAGATGGTATGCAAATTGGAGAGATTTGTATGAATTTAATGAAACAGATAAAAAATTAAAAAAGAAAGTCATATCATGGATATTTAAGAATAAGGAGTAAAATTTTGTATGGTAGAGAAGGAAAATAGAAAATTTAGAGGTGAATATGTACATATTTATGGAAATACGATAGCAGCTTTTGTCGAAGTTACAAAGTATAATAAAGATAAAAATCAGAATCCAATGACGAAAATAACTTATGCTTTTCCTGGAGCGTTTTTATCCTATAATAGGGATAATGTTATTATTAGTTGGGATGAATTGGTAGACTTTCCTCAGATAGCTAATAATGAAACATTAAGCAGAAAGTTGATTTGTTCAATTTTTAAAAATTAATTTTACTAAATCGTATTTCCATTCTTTTTTAGTTGTCGGTATTGTATCAACTGCATTAGTTAAAGATACTTCTTTTTTATTTTCAAGTCTTGGATAATTGGTAAAAATAATTTTATAATCTGTGCTTGTTGGCCAATCAACTCCATCAGTAGTCCTATATCCCTCGTTTAATTTAGAAACTTCTAATACAGAATAATAACTTCTACCAAAAGTCATATATATAAAATAATCACCTACTTTCATTAAATAACCCCTTATTCATTGTTCTTGAGAACTAATTTTACCAAGTCGTATTTCCATTCTTTTTTAGTTGTAGGAAACATATATAAAGCTTCCGCAAAAGATATTTCTTTTTTATTTGCATAATTTTTATGATTAGTAAAAATAATTTTATAGTCTATGCTTTCTGGCCAATCGACACCTTTAATGGTCCCCTATATCTTTCATTTAATTTTACAGCTTCTAATACAAAATAATGACCCGAGATTCTATATATGAAATAATCACCTACTTTAGCTTTCATTAAATAATTCCATTCTCATAAAATTGATTAGCATCAACTACTTTACCTTCTCTTGTAATAACATACCATTTATCATTATCTATATTTTTTACTACTAAAAGTTCTTTTCCATACTTTTCAACTTGTGACTCTATCTCAACTCTTTCGTTTTGCCATTCTTTCCAATTTCCTTTTATTTTTTTACCATCTTCAGTAAAAAATCTGTAATACCCAAGATTACTTAGATTTAAATCTAAGACTCTTCCTCCCCAAATATTTTCTGAGTATTCTATTGCTTCTTGAAAAATACCTAATATAGAATTTTTATTGAATACTATTTGGGCTAAATATCTATTGCTCTCTCCATAATCTATTTCTAAATAAGTTAGTCCTTTTCCTGCTAAATTTTTTGGAGGCCCCCATTGTAGTATCGTTTCAATAATTTTTTTATGTGCATTCATTAAAAGAAATCACTCCTCGATAATCCTCTATATCCATAAGGATCTTTTCTTTCTGCTTCAGCATCTCTAAATGCTTCCTCTTCGTCTCTTATCCAATTGGAATAATCTGGATTTTTATCATATTTTATACCAGTTAAATTTAATAAAAATAACAATTTATCCTTTTCATCATTCGATAAAGTTATCACATAATCCGAGTCATCATCATTGCTATCTAAATCAAGAGGTACTGCTATTGTTGTATATCTACTATTATTAACTATAGAGTCATTTACAGATCTTAATTTCTCTAGCTCATCTTCGTTTTTAATTTCTGATGGAACTCTATACCACTCACCTCTTTTAGTTGATTTCAATTTGAATGGCGATTTATCAAATTCAAAACATACCATATAGATAAAGTACCTTGCATCTTTCTTGTCTTTATCTACCAATGCACCTTCTAAAGGTATGTCTTCTCCTTTAAAATCTACATCTGAAAATAATAACTCTATAAGCTCTCTATTCATTTAGTTCTCGATTTTATTAAGTATTTATTTAGATTTTTGTATGTTCCACAAGAAACTAAAACTTCAGTCTTAAAAATGTTTATACATTCATCTTCAGTCTTGAATGTTTTACAATCATAATTTGTAAACATATAAAACAGTTTATCGTATGGATTATAGCAAGTTGCAATTACATGTGCTGTCCCAACATTTAATCCATCTATTATAGCCCACAGTTTAGGCTCTAATCCAATTTTACAACATGCTTGATAATTGAATTCTGCCCATCCATCACAGTCGTCCCCTTTTCTAGCAAAGAATAACCATAGCTCTTCAGGACTGAAATCGCCGCCACCATTTAAGGGATCAGAAACCCATTTAAAACCTTTTTTGGTAGAATCTAAATTCCAAGTTACAATATCATTCATTCTTTTAAAATTGTTAAAAGTATTTTCTAATTCTTTTTGATATTGTGAAATCTGTTGATCTGTGAAAGATTTTCTGAAATTAGAAAAAATTATCTTCGACAGTATCGGCCTTATAACTTTTAAATAAAATTGTACTAACATCTTAAACCTCCTTTATGGTTTAAAACTCTTTCTTCTCAATATATAATCTATTATTTGATGTTCATTAAAAATATCCCCAACATAATTATTCATTGCCCTTCCAGGCTTCTTTGGTGTATTATATGGATGATAAAGGCACCTCTTTATTCTTAAATTGTAGGTATATTTTTTAAAATGTCCAACATCTTTCACTTTGCTAATTATCTCTACTTCATAAATAGTGCTTCTCTTTGGCTCTGTTGATGGACCAGTTCCAAGAGATTTTTGTGCTGCTTTTGAAACTATAAAATACATTACCACCCTCTTTTCTTTTTGAGCTTATCTATTGCAACTTTTGTGAGTTTGTATTTTGCATATTTATATCTTTTCAATTTCTCGAGCGTATCTCTTATTTCAATCTGGGGAACTTTTGCTAAAACTTTGTCTAGTTCATCTTCCTTGTTTTTAGCAATCCATTTTAGAATATATTCAAATTTCATTTTAATTCCTCAAATATCATTTTTCTTAGTCGACTACCATTCCAAGAGGCCAAGCTTTGTTGAATAGTTCTTCTTCTAGTTTTTGTTGTTCAGCAACGGACTCAGCTTTTAGAGCATCTCCATTTAAGCTAATTTCTCCAGATCCAGCTTGGAAACTACTAAACTTAGATCTGATTTCCCCTTCTACTCCTTTTGCTAAAGCTAAAGTATAAAGTCTAATCCATCTTATATTTTCTAAATAAGATTCTGGTGGAACTTCAGAGTAATCAATACCAATTTGGAAATCAGTTGAAGGAATTGGATCTAATCTTAATTTATCTCCATCTATTATAGTCCAGTGAGGTTGATTTCCAAGAACTCTTACATACTCTTCGTAGCTAGCAAGAGTCATCCAATAGTCTACTATGAAATTTGATGCTCCACCTGCATTTTGCAAATAATACAAGACATATACATCTTGCATAACACCAGTTAAAGACAATAATGGGTCACTTGGTTTAAAAACTACATCTATTATAAATCTTGGTACTATTTGAGGTGGCAAAGGATATGTACCATTTCCTTGAGTACCACTTATAAATGTTCTTTTCTTTATTCCCTCGTTGTACTCCATCCACCTATTTATAGCTTCCCATATACAATCATCAAGTTGTTCTGATGTCAAATATACTTTTACTCTTGGGGATCCTAATCTCCCAACTACGAAGTTTTTTACAGATTCATAAGCCATATATTTATCTCCTTAAAAAGTCTCTTATCTGGTTTTCATTATTGAATATAAATTTAACTATGTCTCCATTGCTTACATGTATATCTAGGTTCTTTTCTTCTCTTTGATAATGTGTGGCTTTAACACCAAACATCAATTGACAATTTTCTATAATTTTAGCGTCCAGTTTTCTTATCGAAATAAAAATATATTTATTTTCTCTAGCAACAATTGGGAATTCATAATCTTCAAAATATTGGTTTTTATACCACTTAAATAATTTCATAAAATTATCTTGTGCGAGCAGTGAACTTTTTTAAACATTCATAAAGATAAACTCGTATATACGTTATATATATGAATCAAAAAGGAGAGTAATATGGGGAAAACGCAGCCAGGAATAACAATAGATGAAAATATATGGAAGAAGTTTAAGAAAAAATTCAACGAAAACGCTTCTGTAAAAGTAGAAGAGTTAATGAGAAGTTGTATAGAATCTGAAGAAATACCTAAAATATTACCAGCAGAAAATATAGAGTCTCTAACTTTAGGGAATGCAAATACTTGGTCAATAAATTACAACAATAATAATTTGAGTATTATGAATACAGCATTTAATTGCTCGTCTTCATGTAGTTATTCCTCTGATGGGAGTAGTGGAACGGGAGATTTTAGAAATATCAAAATAGAGTGAGGTTAATTATGTCTGAAGTTATTTTAAATGTAACTACAAATACAGTAACGACGGGATCTTCATCAACAGGTGGAAACACTGGAATATGGAGAGACCCAAGCATTTATATAGGAGATCCAATTCCTAGATGGGATCAACCATACGGTCCAACTATTCAACCAGTTGTTCAGCCAATCATACATCAACCGTGGAATGTTAGTTATCCAATTGTTAAAGAAGATATAAACTTTGAAAAATTAAATGAGATGATTGAAAAACATCTTAACAAAAATACTATCAAGGAGGACATAATGAAAGTATTTGAGGTAGTCGTTGTAGACAAGAAAGAATGTGAAATAATTTTGGAGAAAAAAGTAATTGCAGAAAATACAGAAAAAGCAATGATTGATTTAGAGCTTACATCTGAAATAAAACAAAAAGTAAAAAAAGGTGAAATAGAATTTATATTTAAAGATCTAGGTCAATTTGAAAGAATCAAGCCAAAAGAAAGAAAGGACGATTAGTTCAGATAGAGCCAGAAAAATTACTGGCTCTTTTTTTTTGTTCGCAAAAGATAATATTATGGAATCGTTCAAAAAAAATTACAAAGCTTTACTTGTTTCTAATAATCAATCTTTAATTGATGATGTTGTTAGTATCTTAAAAATAAAAGATATAGAATGTGAATTCACTAAGAGCGTAGAAGATTCAAAAAAATTGATCGACAACAATGGTACTATAGATCTATTGATAACTGATTACGAAATAGATGACAGTAAAGGTCTAGAAGTTGTAGAATACATAAAAGATAAATTCCCAAATATTCCTATAATAGTTATCTCTTCTTCTAAAGACGAAATAAAAATGAAATCTCTAGTTGCCGGTGCTAATACAATTCTTAATTTTCCTTTTAGAGAAACTGAATTGTTGATGACTGCAAATAATTTAGTTACTTTGTCGGAGGCTTACGAAGAGCTTGAACATTCTGGTCATGTTATATTAGCTTTATGTAGAGCACTCGAAGCAAGAGATATCTATACAGAAGGTCATTCTGAAAGAGTTGCTAGATTAAGTCTTGAGATTTTTGATAAGTATGGTTTAAAAGATAAACATCAAAGAGAAAGACTTTATACAGGAGCTTTGTTGCACGATATTGGTAAAATAGCAATAGAAGATAATGTGTTGAGATCCGAAAAAAGATTTGATAAGAACAGTGAAGAATTCAAACAAATAATGTCCCATCCTGAAAAAGGATACAACATCTGTATAGATTTAGAGAAACTCAGAAGTTGCTTAGATGTCGTTTTATATCATCATGAAAGATTAGATGGATCTGGTTATCCCTGTGGGGCTAAAGACGATCAAATACCAATAAATGCACAAATAGTTTCTATAGCTGATGTGTACGACGCCCTAACAAGTAATAGATCTTATAGGATGAAAATGTTGCCGTCTGAAGCTTTAAAAATAATACATGAAGAGTCCAAGAATAATAAGCTTAACCTTGAACTCTTCATGGTATTGAAGAATATTATTGAAGAAGAATCAGTAGTCTAAAATCTTCTTAACATCATCTTTTGATAGAATAGTTTTACCTTGAAATTTTCCTTCGAGTAATTCTTTTGTTTGTCTTTTAAGAAAAAGGGAAATAGTCATCTGTCTCTTTTCTTCTTTAGTCATTGATTTGTATTCTGCTTCGATCATATTCTTTTTTAAGAATCTTCTTTCTTTTCTTGTTATACCTTTGACTCTTTTTCTGAGACCTTCTGCTAAGTCTATGTTTATTCCCTTACCATCGAAATGATGGATGCATTCGCTGCCAACTTTCATTTTTTTGTTAGTTTTGTTATTTTGTATAACGTAGGCATAGGAGCAAGGATTGTGGTTACAAAGCTCACATGAGAAATAGTTGTATGAATAAAAAACATGAATTAGTGAATATTCATCATCCTTACTCCTACTGATGTTAGCCAAGCTAACCTCAATTCTGTCCTGAAAAGCTTTGGAGATATATTCTCCATTGTTTCTCGGTTTCCTTGTTGTATTTGTGGTCTTCATTTTGCCACCTCCTACTATTATTATAAGTGCTCATCGAAACTACGCGACAAAAAAGGGAGCTTTAAAGCTCCCTTTTAGGGCCCTAAGAATTGATATTTTAGCTGTGATGTACAGCTAGTAAAGAGTCGTCGTCGATATCGTCGAGTGTTAAATTGAGTGAACTTCCCTCGGTTTCTTTGGTATCTTTCACTTCAACATCGACTTCTTTCTTTACCTCGTTTTTTGGTTTAGCTGGTGCTTTCTTTGGCTTTTCAGTATCTTTCTGTTTGTTTTCAGCCTTCAGTTCTTTCTTAGTTGGGATGTGTTTTGGAGATTCAGTTATTCCAAGCTTTCCCCAAACATCCTCTTTAGTCAGAGAGTTATCAATTGGCCATTCTTCTTTTTTGAATGTTCCGTTGATGATATCAGACGATAATCTGATGATTATATCTGATTTCTCTTCCTTCAGGAAAGAATCATAGAGGCCAGTTTTGAGTGCTTCTTTAGCAACCTTTCGAGCTTTTCGCATTTGCCTTTTCAAGATCTTCTTGCGTTTAACAGCTTCCTTTGCGTCAATACCTTCTTTAGAAAAGCTTTTGATACATTCACTTCCGACAGCTATTTTTTTGTTGTTTCCTAGATCTTTTATGATCAACCTGAATAGTGCTGGACTGTGGCCGCAATGGTCGCATGAAAAAGGAGTAGAATAATATTCTGCTTTTTCTAGCAGATATTTATCTCCTTCTTTATGCTTCTGATCTCGAAGGCTTACCTCGATTTTGTTTTTATGCCCTTTAAGGACATAATCTGGTTTCTTAGGGCTTTCAGTTGTTTTAGTTTTGTCCATATAAATGAACCTCCTATACTTTCAATATAAGACGTCATCGAAACTAAACAACTTGAGCGATTATTTTATCCCATAAATAATAACAAATGCATTAACATTTTTCGAGTATTCGTCGAAAGTGATTATTTTGTTGAAACCATTCCCATCAGCAAATCTTCCTGGCCAAGGATCATTTATTATTATTTCTTTAGATGTCTCGTTATATGCTACTGCTGCTACATAATGACCTGGAGTTTTTAAGCATAATTGTACAGCTTTGCCAGATTTAAGGAATTCTGCAATTTTGTTAAAATCGCTAATCCAATCAAATTTACAATCTACACCAAAGACGTCTTTTATAGCTACTGGATAAAATTGAGGTATTTCATTTCCCAACCAATCTTTCGCCGGTGTACCTGGTCTAGCAGCTGTCAATTTGTCGTAGTTTCTTGGATCATTAAAATAATCCATTAATATCTCTTCAGGTTGTGGTTCATATACGCCAGGACATTTAATTGATAAATTATATCCCATTGCTGATATACAATTTATAGCTGATGTTGGCCCACAAGATTCTAAAAAACCAGGAACGGTCCTTTTTCTTAGAGTCTCTTCTGTTGGGTTATTAGTCTGTATATAATATTTAGCATTATCATTCCAGTACTTAGCGCCTTTAATAACATTAGAAGACGCACCCACTTTTCCAAAAAACACATTTCTCAATAAATTAAACATATAAATCCCTCCTTCGTAGGAATTATTTTAAGTACACCTTAAGCTATGCGTCGACGTGCTTTTTCTTTGTATTAAATTGTAATTTTTATTTAGTCTTTTTAGTAGAAGTTATATACTCGTTTTTTGTTTGTTCTAATTCTTCATTAAGCTTTTCTTGAATGCTCTCAAAAGAATAGTCACTTTCGTCATCATCTGTAGCTATTACAACTTCTGCTGGGACGGGCTCTGTTTTAATATTTAAATCTGCTATTGATAGATTATTTACATCGTCTTTATCCTGTTGTTTGTATACTGAGTTGACTATGTTACTTATATCATTAGAACCTGATTTATTTAGTTCGCATTCTTTTGGATCTAATGTAAATAATATTCTTTGTAGTTTTCCAAAGCACATTTTTTGCTGATCTATTACAGCTTGGATTGCTTTCTTAAAAACCTCATCTTGGCAATTATCAATCATATCTGAATCAAAATTTATAGAATCTATTTTAAACTTAAGTGATTCTCTTATTTTTCTAGCAAGCATTCTTTTTGCAAAATCTTCCATATTAATGACTCCTATTTAGAGACTATGATATTATCTTTCTATTAATTTCTGCTTCTTGAACATTTTAAGAATTACATACTATTACAGGGATATAAAAATGGATATAAGGACTATAAACAATATATGATTCGCTTGCTGTTTTAAAATCGTCACATGTCAATTCTTTTTTATTTTCACAAATAGAGTACTTATAGCACAAGTTGCAAATTTTATTATTTAGTAGGTTTTTTATTTTTTTCTTCGTTTCCAAATAAGTAATCCTTTGGGATACCCAACATTTTAGCGAAATTAGAATAAAATGAGTTATTGAATATATTTTCCATTGAGCCATTTTTGAAAAAATTTTCATTTATAACACTTGGGTACATTTGCTTAACAACATTTAATAAACTACCAATATGAGTTGATTCTTTTTCCCACTTAGCACATGTCAAATATTTTCTCGATTTCTTTTCACATGTATTTTTAAAATTACAATTTATACAAAGTTTATTTTGTAATAATCTTTTAGCTCTCTCTTTCTTGCTCATCATTTAAGTATCTTTCCCAGCCTTCATTGAATAAATCTTGATTAAGATATTTTCCATCTACTTTGTCTGATCTTACATACTTGACTAAGAAGTCAACTTGTCCTTCTCTTTCTATTCTCCAGACAGCTCCTTCTGGTCCTTCTATAGCTCCATGACCAGACTTATTTAAAATCTTCATTACATTCTTTACATCTATTGGTTGACCCATGTGGACTAGCTTTGGTATTACAAAGTCATATCTTAATACTCTAAGTAAGAATTCGTGATAAATCAATCTATCAGTTCCAACCATTAAATCAAATGCCACAAATGGTTCATGTTCTAGTTTATAATGAGTACCATGAACTTGTAATATCCATTCACCACAAATTCTTTCCCCTTCTTTTAATAGAGAGTCGAATCTAGATTGATTTTTAAAAACCCAATTATGAAATAATTTGTGGTGTTTAAATACACTTTCTATCGCTCTATAACCAGTTCTAGTTAGTGGAGTTATAATTCCATTTATTTTTGCAACCGACATATTTGATCCATCGAGTTTTTCTTGGACTATTATTAGATCTTTCCAATCTCTTGGTCTTTTAGTTGCTATTAAAATTTGGCCTTCTGGACAAACTTTATCATTTTCCCCCAATTTGCTTTCTGGTAAATGTGCTATACTTCCATAAGATTTTTTATTTAAAGGACGTTCCATTTAATTAAATATGCAGACGCACAAAAAAGGCCAATCTTAAAGATTGGCCTATAACCTTAAATATTTTTATTAAGCAGAAGGTGTTGCGTTAGAAGATGTACCACCAAGTGAAGTTCCACCTGGGTTTGTAGCTGTCACTGTAACATAATATTTTGTTCCATTAGTTAAACCAGTGATTACTGTTCCTGCTGGAACCTCAGTTCCAGACCAATGAATTGTACTTGGATCTGCTAATATTTGAGCTGCTGTTTTTGCAGTTTCACTTGCCAAATAATAAATGTCGTATGAAGCTGCTCCACTCATTTCATCCCAGCTTACTGTTATTTGAGTATTACCAGCTGCTGCTAATATAGTTGTTGGTGAAGCTGGTGGAATTATAACATCAATGGCTGAAGTTATAGCACCTTTATTTGTTGGATCTTCAGAATCAACTGCGGCAAATTTGAATTTGCAATGTGACCCTGCAACTAATGCAGCATCAGTTCTTGCCCATACATTCTCTCCCGTAAGACCAGAGCATAATGTAGTAGCTGTCGTTGGAACGTTTGTGACTGCTGCTCCATAAGCAACTACGTCAGATCTGTTGTAGTAAACTTTTATCGGTGTATCTTCATCTTCTGAATAGAATTTGAAAGTAACTGATCCAACTGCTCTTGCAGTTACTAAAGCTTGTAAATCTGGTGTTCCTATTTTATTTGCTGGTAAATTAGTATTTACCCACTGATAAAAAGTTTTTTCATCAGCTTCTAGCGAGTTCAATTGCACAGTATCTGATGCTGATAATTCTGCATTTAATCTGTGTTTTATTGGACAATTTTTAGAATCTATATTTGCTGTATCAATGGCCATGTTAATGCCTCCTTGTCATAATTTTACAAAGGTATTGTTTGTATTTATCTTTCTACAAAAAAGGCCAATCCGAAGATTGGCCTCGTTAATAATTCTTAATAAATCAGCTATTACACTGAACCTGGAAGATCTGCAATTGAAATCATACCATATAGTAAGTTTCCAAGTGGTACGTCAATTAAGCCGTATCTTGCGATGAAACCTTTTCTTGGTGTGAAGTCGTTTGGACCATAAAGAGTAGGAGTGATCTGTGTTACGTAAGGAGCATATACAACGCCAGCACCGAAAGGTGAAGCAGGTGATTTATGTCCACATAAGATCTTGTTTGCTGGGAATAAAGGATCTTTGTATACTGTAAAGTTTCCTCTGTAAGTTCCAGCTTTAACAATTCCTAATCCGCCCTGAATTGCTGCAGGAGCTGCGATAAAACCTTCGAGAGTTTCAAGATATGATGCTACTTTTGGAGAAGTTACTATCCAGTTTGCAGGACCAATCTTGCTCTTTCTATAAATTTCATTGCTGAGCTCTGTAATAGTTTGAACCAGATTTCTGTGTCTATCGAGATAGTTTCCAGAAGTGTTATTGGCAACATCAGAATTCCAATCGATGTATCTATAAGAAGAAATAGGTGCTACTTCTAAGCATTTTCCTACAATCTCCCTGTCGATTTCAGCGATCATTTCGTTTGAAACAAGAGCTGTAAGCTCTGCATCAGCGTTTAAGCCATGATAAGCTTTTAAGTCTTGTTCAGCTTCATTTGTCCATGTTGCTTTTAATTTTCTGGATTTAACAGTAATAGGATACTGAGAAATACTAATAGCCATTTCTGGAATATGTTCTGTTCCTTCTTGTTTGTAGGTATAGAGCATTTCAATTCCAGTAATTGTGATATTAGCACCATTATCTGTGTTAACTCCAACGAATGGGGAGAATACAACTTTCTTTGTTGCATGTACCCATTGTGCTTGACCTTTCGGTAATGCACCAGTTGAAGAATCCCAATCTGTCCCAACAGTAATACCTTTGAATGCTGTATCGTCTGAAGCATTGCTTGCTAATACAACACCAGTTCCGCCTCTGTCGATTTCTTTTGCAACCCATTGTCCCAGGTTTCCATTATATCTAACAACCCATACTGAGTAGTTAGCTGGAGTAGCTGTAACAGCTGCTTTGAATCTTAAAGAGACTCTTTTTAACAGTCCGTTAGTAGCGTCTGTTGAGTCAGCACCTAAATCTAAACCATCTCTGTAATTTGCATCAGAAACGATATCAAATGTTGATACTGCAGCTCCACCACCATCGGTGAAAGTAACTGTTGTTTCTCTTACTTCGTCAGTCGAGTAGTAAGGGTTATATCCCTGGCTAACATCTGAAGGTTGATCTGAATACATAGAATATTCTGATCCAGCAAGAGTTTCAGATTTTGTTGATCCAAATTTATATTTTAAATAGAAAATAACTCCAGTAGGTCCAGCTAATGGCTGAACTGATACGATGTTATTAGCTATCAAATTTGGGAACACTCTTCGAACGATAGGTAGAAGGATTTTCTGGATACCAACCACATCAGCTGCCTGAGTAGCTGGTTCTTCTAATAAATATTGTGCTTCATTTTCAAGAAGCATTGCTGTGCTTTCTCTTAGTATCGGGCTCTCGATACCTTTTAAGAAAGGACCCCACTTTGTGAGGATTTTGTCTTTTTGTTCTTTGCGAAGCCTGTTATAATCAAAAAGCATAATTCTGTTCCTCCTATTGATTATTCTTTGATTTCTTTAACGCCTGCAAGCTCTAACATTTCATCTAGCTTTGACAGGTATTCATCTTCATCTTTCTTTTCGGAAGTCTTTCCGAATTTGACTGTAGGGTTAATTTCTAAGTCTTCTTCAATTTCTTCGTCATCTTCGTCGTCTTTCTTTTTATTTTTCTTCTTCGAGGATTTTTTGTCGTCTTCTTCGTCTTCATCTTCGTCGTCTTCATCCTCTACTTCTTCTTCGTCTTCATCTTCGTCGTCTTCGTCATCTTTCTTTGCTTCATTCTTTTTCTTGTCGTCTTTTTTCTTTTTCTTCTTATCAGTATAATCGTCTGCTCCACCAGTTGTGTCAGAATCGCGATCTGCATCGCCTTCTTCTTCTTCATTAACTTTGCTAGAGCTTTCTTTTACAATATTCTTCAATTTAGAATATTTTTCAACGACTTCTTCTTCACTAGAAGCATCACCGACGAAAGTTTCAACTGCTTCAGCAACTGTTGGAGAAAGTGTTGAAACAATCTCTTTCAGTTTAATTTTAGCTTTAAGCTTCTCAACTTCGCCTTCTTTCTCTTCAACGACTTTCAAAGCTTTAGTGAGTTCATCTACATAACCTTTAGTTACTGTTTCGTCCATCAAAGGATAAACTACATTCTTTATCTCTTCGATAGCAATAACTCTTGGATCGTTAAGAACATCTTTTCTTGCTTCGACTTTCAATTCGTCGTACATATCTTTAAGAGCAGTAGTAAATCTTTTTACCATTACTTTTTGCATCTTGTTTGTAATTTCTTCAACAAGTTTTTCGTAATGAGATTTAACAGCTGTCTTCTCTTCATCAAGTTCTCTTTTCTTAACTTGATATTCGGTTTCTAATTCGCTCTTAACTTGCTCTTCGATTTCTTTTGTTTTTGATTTCTTCCAAGCTTCCATTTCTTCGTTGAAAGCTTTAACTTGACTGTCGTTAAGTTCAATCTGAGATAATATGTTAGCCATTAGGACTCCTCCTTAATTCTCTAAATTTTCTCTTATTAAATCGGAAATGTTTCTTGTTGTTTTTTTCTCTTCACACCATTCATTTCTATCCTCATAAACTGCATTTGGATAAGCGTTTGGTGTTGACGGATCTGAAACTATATCAAATGTTATTAGTTTGAAATCGTTTTGAACTTCATTCACTCCGTTAACATTCTTAGTAGTTCCAAAGCCTCTGGAAGAAATCCCAAGCTGAACATTCCTCTTTATTAGACTACCTAATATTCTGCCTTTAGGTGTTCCACCTTCTTCATCTGGTCCATCGAAAACTTCGACTTCTCCAGTCATTCTACCTTCATTAGTCAACTCTAATTTAGTTACACAATGTGAAACATTATCTAGATGAATCTTTCCTTCTTTAGGATGATCTAATTCACCTAACATTTGTCTAGTTCTAATTCTGTCTAAATTAGTATTTACAGCTGATTCTAAAATGCCGTATGGATAAACTCTTCCATTCCCATTTTTGATATCAGCTTGCTGAAATAAACCTCGAAGTAAAGTTTTCTTGCGACCATTACCCGCATCTTCATTTACAATATTGTATTTAAAGATTTCTAATGATTCTAATAATGGTTCACTCATAGATTACTCCTCGGAAGCTACTTTTTCACCAGCCATATAATCGAAAACTTTCAATAAGAAAGTCTTAAATGGTTTTCTATAAATTGGGCTTTCAACTAATTTTGCTGGTACTTTAAGCTCCGTAAATGGATTTCCTCTATATTTTATTCTAGCTACCTTGTCTTTGTTTCTCCAAATTACTTGAAGTTCGTGTCCACCTATTTTCTTAGTCCACTGATCGCTTATTTCTTCGCCATCATCTACTTCTTCAGTATCCTCTTCAGAGTCTTCAGCAGGTTCATCTTTACCAGAATCTTTTTCATCAGCTTCTTCAGCTTCTACATCTTCTGGTTTTTCTGGTTTAAGATCTTCTTTGTCTTTTGATTCCTCTTTTTCATTTAATGGAACTCCAGCTAATTCTAGCATCTCTTCCATTAATTCGGAGAAAGCTTTTTTTGTGTTCATTAAGCCACCTCCTCATCAGAATCTTCCTTTGCCTTTAAATATACTGAATCTAAGAAATCTATAATTTCTTTTAACTTCCCCTCCGATATAGAACCAACTTTAGCATCCTCTAAGCTTTCTATTAGTCTAGAAACATACTTGTGCTCAAGAGTCTTTTCTTTTAGTTGATCTTTTATCTTATCGAACACTTTAATAAATTTATTTATAGTGTCCTCATCAATAGAAGTTTCATCCGATTTCTCTTTCTTTGTCTTTTTATCTTTTTTGTCGTTTTCTTCGTCTTCGTCTTCGTCTTCGTCGTCATCTTCATCTTCATCTGGATCTTTAGCTTCGTTAACTAGTTTATTTCTTTCAATAAATTCATTTTTAGCTTCTTGGAATTTATCTAATTTGTAAACAGCTACAAAATTTTCTACTATATCCTCAGAATCTTTTGCGTTAGATGACATAAGAGCAGTCTTTAAAATAAGATCTTCAAATTCTTGCTCTGTGAGAATAAGTAATTCTTTGTGTTGTTCTAGGAATTTTTCAAAAACTTGTTTCTTATTCTCTGCATCGTTTGATGCTTTAATAAGTTTATCAAATTCATTCTTGAAAGATTCGGAAGTCCACAAATTTTTTACTTTCTTCTTAATGTTATCCGATCTAGTCTGATTCTTTTCTTTGGCCTTTGTTGTGATAGGTTTATCACATTTTTCTTCAAATAAACCAACAGAAATAGAATTTGTAAAGTCAATTCTACTTATCATAGATTGAGTTGGGCTTCTTCTTGTGATCTCTTCTTTCAAAGATTTAATTTTTAAATCTTCTAATATTTCAGAGATATCATCTTTAAAGTAGCTCCTAATTTTTCTCAACTCTTTGATAGCTTTGATTTTAGCATTTGATTCCACAATGCCTTTCTTTATTCTAGATGATTCATTAACTAGTTGTTTCATTGGCTCTGAAGAATATTTAAGCTTGAATGCTCCCACCAAATCATTGATTGTAATTTCTTTCTCATTTAATGGATTGAAATAATCATTAGATAAACTCTCTAATCTTGTGTTGTTATCTGGAATTAGATTAATCTTTTCCCAGTTAGTAAGATTCAGAGCTCTATCTTTGATGTTATAGTCAACCATGTAAAATTGGTCTTTCTCTTCGTCAAGAATTACCATTTTATCATCGAAGACTAACGCTAGCGAAGCATTTTCAGATTCAGCAATCTTCTCTTTCAATAAACCAACCATCTTATCATTGCTAAAATTACTAAGCTGTGAAATCTGGCTATATTTTAATTCCATAGGTTGTCCTCCTAATTTAATCTTTTAGGAATTCTGCTTTGTTTCTTCTTATAATCCCTTTGAGTTCGCCTCTAATAAATAAGTTGTTAAAGTTGTTTTCATACAATTTGGGCTTAAGTTTATCTTTCTTTGTTTCTTTGATTTCTTTCGACCTTTTCACAAAATTTATCAATTCTTTAATGTCTGTTTCGTTCTCAATTAAAAATTCTTTTCCAGCTACTTGAATTATTTTACTTGCAACTTCCATTCCAGCTTCACCACCACCTGTTGTTTCTGTTCCAAGTTCACCTTCAGGTGGTGCAGCTCCACCTGCTTCAGTTCCAGTTTCTGGACCAGGAGTTGCTCCTCCTTCAGCCCCCGGCATTTCAGCTCCACCTGATACTCCAGTTGGTAAACCACCACCGGCTTCTGTTGGTTGAGCTTCTGAAGCTTCCATTGCCTTTTTGTCGTCCGATTGTTGCATCAATTCTGATTGTTGCATCATTCTTATTGTTGATATCTGTTCATCATTGAATCTATTTATATTCTTATATAACCATTCTTTTGGTAAATACAATTTACCATTAGGATCTGCAAGAGAAAGTGCTGTTTGTATTGATTGTAAAGTAGAATTAAAAGTTTCTAACTCTTGCATCTCATAAATCTTAGATGGTTTTGTCAGTCTTATTTGAAAATTGTACATATCTTCAATAGAAAATCTTTTAAATGATAATTCTATTATGGCTAATTTTTCTAAGCCTTTGACTACCATTTTTTGTATTCTTTCTATTGATTTAGCAAATCTAACATCCATAGATGATAATGATGTTTTTGCAACATCACCAGTCATTTCCCCAGTTAGATAAGCACTTGGGATTCTCATAGTTCTCAAAATCTTTTCTTTAAAGAATCTTGCATCGTCTATTTCGCCTAATTGTTGTCCACCTGGTAAAGTGTCTATTGTGATACCTGTTCCATCTGGTCTTTTTGGGACAAAATAATCATCATTTATGGATAATGGATTTGCTTTATAATTTATTTCCCCACTTACTGGATCTATCCATGGCGTTTTTCTATATCTTTGTTTGACGTCTTCAACTCTTGCCATAGCTTCCCTATATTGAAGTGTCCCTACCGGTATTCCAAACACTCTTCTTTCAGGTGCTCTTGATATTCTATATATTAACATAGCATCTTCAATTAGTTTCATTTGTTTGAAAGCTAATCTACCAGTTTCTAATACTGATTTCCCGTAAGGTTCAAATTCTTTATCGTCTAATTTGAAGTGTACTATTTGCCAGGGTTTAAGATGTATCTCTTCAGCATCTTGTTGCATTTGTGTAGGACTATCCATTCTTGATGGAGGTATTCTAGCAATAAATTCTATTAAGTTATCATCTTTTTCTATTCTGTAAACGAATCTTGGTGGTATAAATTTTATATATTTTATTCTTTTTGGATTTTTGTAATTGTCGGGTATTATTTCATAAAATGAATCACCATATTTGCATGTGTTAAAAACAATATGCCATAGTGTATAATTCATATCTAATGATTTAAAAAATAGATTTTCTATGGCTTCTTGTAAATCATTGTTGTCTGCTTCTACTGAAATTACTCTATCGTCTGTATTGTATAGTGTTGCATCGTCTGCGTATATTTCTAGACCACCATTAAGCTCAGGAACATAACACATCTGTTCGTATTCTCTGTATCGCATAATTCTTTGTTGATCTAAAACAGTATATGAATCGAAAGAAGTTCTATAGGCACCAAAGGCTTGATAAAGATCTTTCTCGTAATCTTTATTATAGGTCATTACATGAGAAGCAAGATCAGTTATCTTAGTTATATTAATTTTGTTGAAAAAACTTTGTATTCCTTCTGCTCTTTTTTCTACTTCTCTATTTCTTCTCATTAATTATCCTCTATCCTAATTTATCTTTGAGCGTCGACGAAAAAATGATAGTAAATTATCTTTTTTAGCTTGAGATTTTTTGGGGAAATGTAAAGATATGCATCAAGATTCAAACCAGAATTCATCTGGTAATTTTATTAAATCTTCAAAGTATATTACACTCCATTGAGATTGCTGGTCAATATTCTTAGGAGTTGGATACCATCTAAAAAATTCTCTTACTGATCTATTATTCAAAATCAATTTCGGTCTTATTAAAGCTATCCTATTATGTCTGTTGTATTTGATAACAAGTAAAGGTTCTTTGTTTACAAATCCAGCATCCCCTTCTACTTGTTCGACCCACTCATTCCATTTAGATTTATCTAAAAATAAATCCCAGAAACTAACATCGCCATAAAATTTGTGCTCTAAAACAAATCTAAAATTAGCTGGTGTTATTAAATCACTAACTAATGTTATTTTAGCTTCCCATGGTAAGTTTTGAGCTCCATCTCTATTTTTGCCACCTGTATAAGCACCTGAGCTTGGAGTTCTTTTAAACTTCCCTTCTCCAAATCTTTTTTCGAGGATATGGACTAACTCTAATTCTCCTCTGTTACCTTTCTTCTTACTATTCATATTATCCCCTTATTCAAAATTATATATTATCAGTTTGTTTGTGTATATCTGTATTTTCATTCATCGTCGTCATCATAATCTTCTAATATATCATCATAAAAAGATTTGATTATTTTCATTTGATTAATTGTTTTATTTTTAATGTAATTATAAAATTCTTTAGTAATTTTCTGTCCGAAAATTTTTCTTATGTTATCAGGTAAACCATATTTGTTTTCGCTTTCGTCTTCATCTTCATTTTCATCTTCCCCATCAAAATCATACATTATATAATCTACATCATCTCCAGCCATTGATACTCCTAGTTTATCATTATCCCCGAACATGGGGCCACCATTAGCATCTTCTATTGCCTTGTGTGCTAATCTTTTAATTCTAGGTTTGTAAATTTTAATAGCTGAATCTAATATTTTTTCATAATCTTTTACCCATTCTGGATTAGAAGGTAGATTTAATCCTTCATTAAGACTTAATTCGTTATTTAACGTGTTTAAAAATTCATTCAATTTCATATAATTCCACTATTATTTTTTAGGTCTATATACACCAGCATCTTCTAGAGATTTAGCAATTTTCTTTTTGAATTCTTGAGTTTGCTGTGCCCCAATTTTTTGCATTATCGTACTGATCACATTATAAACTATGTTTCCATTGGCTTGTTTCATTCTATCCATTCTATATAAGCTTTCTAGATCGTCGTCATTTTTTCCAGTAAATAAAAACGTTGCACCTTTAATTCCCCAGAAAAATCTTAAACCATCAGGACTTCCTAAGCTTTTTAACAACTGAACGTGATCAGTACTCATTGGACCTATTTTGATATCGCCATCCTTTGTATAAACTGCTCTACCTAATCTATCCCAGCCACTTTCTCTTGCCTCTGCGTCGTTTCTTATGCTTGTCAATTGACCAGCTCTATCTGTGAAATTAGCAACAGCCATTTCGAGTATGATATCTTCTATTATAATAGAATTTAATTCATTGTCTAGCTTTAATATTATTTCATTTAAGTCCATAATTAACTCTCTAATATGTCTTCGGCATTTGCCCACTCTGGTAATGTTTTCAAATAAGTGTAGATTGCTGTTTTTATGCCATCGACCGTATATGATGAAATAGTCAAATTAGATATATCTACTTCTTTAGACTCTCTGTTTAAAAGAGAAATTTTTGGATAGTCTAACTCGTCTGTTCCAAATGTGTTAGTCTCATATGTTCTGGATGCTTGATTATAATAATACCAAATTTGGAATTGTACTTTTGTAGAACTTGCAGAATAGTTTATTCTTGGACATATAACTCTACAGTATATGTCTTGTATCTCTACTCCGAATCCTACATCTTTTACTATTTCTAAAGCCATAATATCTCCTATTTTACTAAGATTTTTTCAAGCTCTTCTTCTATAAGAGATTTAGTTCCAAAAACACTATCGCTCATCCACAAAACAAACTCAACTGTTTGTTCCTTGTTTAAGTCTTGAACTACTTCTTGTAAGCTTTTATATTTGGTAAGCTTCACTTGTCTGTTTAGTTCTTTCTGAACAAATTCATTGTTCTCGTACACTCTCTTAATCAAAAGTTTTAATTTAACTTCGTCAAGATTATTTAAATACTCCATCGTTTCTTCATTGAGAGTGTAATTTAGTTCTTTAAAGAATTCATGTAAATTCATATTTCTGCTCCTATTGTTTTCTATAAGATATAATTATCTTTAGATTATTTTGTCAACCATTCATAAGTTTCTACGTCGATTCCATAATCGTCCATGATCTTATCTTTGACATTTGACTCATTAATGTATCTCTTTTCTATATCAATTTCTTCTTTAGTTCTTTTTTCTGATAAATTTACTGTCCCTTTAGCTGTTGCAAAACCAAGACCGGATTCTTTCCCCTTTTCGCTATACTTTAACATATATGAAATTATCATTAGGCATATAACTAAGTCATCATTATATCCTTTTGATGCTTCTGGTTTATCATTGTGCCACGAAAAAACTTTCAGTTCCTCTAATGTTCTTTTCCCAGTAACTTTTACAACTCCACTTTCTATGCAATTTACAAATTCATCTATCATCAATCTTTTTTCTATTGGCCCAGTATGAAAACCTCTATAGGCTTTGTTTTTATATTCGTAGAAACAATTTTCATAAGGTTCCTTCTCGTCAAGAAATACATTATTGAATACAGATAGTCCTTGATTCGTCTCAATTATTACATAAGCATTGTTATAAAATTTAGCAACATTCTTTATTATTTTTGCAAAATTTATTGAATCTATTTGTGCTTTGTACTCTGCAACTTGTTCTAAAGTATCATCTCTGAAAACTATAATAGTACTATAATCAGAACCAGATCCAGAACTAACATCTGATACTAATGTATAAGTAGTTTCTTTTGGTGTTTCTATGATATCAAGATTCTTTACAAAATCTTCTTTGCCGTACAATGAATCACTATATATTGGTATTCTAATTAGTTCTTTTTCAATTTTTTCTAGAGTCTTGAAGTCTATTACTGTTGCTCCAGATCCCAAAAATCTAGATAAAATTTCTTGGTTAAATTTTCTTATTTTTAATTGATCTAATTGTTGTTTTATCCAAGGCTTATTTTCTTTTGGCCCGTCATAATTTAACTGTTCGCTTTCTCTCTTCTTTACAAACTCTTCAACAAGTACTTTAAAGTAATTATCATTATTAGAAGTATATACAGACTTCAATTCTTGAAGTTTAGATTCTTCTATTCCATTTTCTAAAAATCTTATATCTTTATTTTCTATTCTGTCTAACCATGGGTTATCTCTTCCAGGAAATAACCACCACGGTATGTATATTGGAGTAAAATCATTTTCTCCATTTTCTGCAGATACCCAAGTCTGATGGTACCAATTGCCTACGCCGTTAGATGTGCTTATTACTAAACATTGTCCTTTTGAAACTGTTAATGAAGGATATGCGGATGCCCATATTTCTTCTGCATAAGGCATAAACGCTGCTTCGTCTAATATTAATAACCTGGCAGTAATACCTCTTCCAGCATCTTCTGCTTGAGCTTTTACTATTATTCTAGATTCGTTTGTTAATCTAAGAGTTGTTAAATTTTGTCCATCTCTTGTTGCTCTTGTTTTCAAAAAAGTTGGTAATCTCTCGTAAGTTACCATCGCTTTTGCTTTGAAGTCTTGAGCATCTTTTCTGACTTTGCTTATAATTACAACTTCTTGAGCCACATTGAAATTGACCACCCATAAAGCATACAAACCTGATAGAACACTCAAGCCAGTCTGTCTACAGTTATGTACCTTAACTCCATTTGCTAAAAATGTATTAGTATTTTTTGTAGTTATATCATAAGTAATAGCATTATCAAATTTTCTTATTTTCTGTATTTTATTTACCGATTGCTTTTTTGAGTATTTTTTGTTTTTTTCTAAGAAGTCTATATAAGAGTCATTTATTTTATCTTTGATTCCGATTTCTTTTGCAAATTTAATAGCTGAGTCTAAATCTGAAACATATAAGATATAACTGTTCATAGTAGATTTTCTACGTCCAGCTTTTCTTACTTTAACATAAGAACGAATCCCATATTTTCTTAATATTTCTTGCAACTGATATATCATTGTTTTGTTTACAGAGACAAAGCCTATGGAAAACTTTGCATAAAGTTTTCCATAGGGATTCTCCCTCCATCCTATAGTTGCCCAACCATCTCCAGCATAAAGCCTATTCAACATAATAGACATTTGCCTTCTATTTAAATTCATTAAATCATTGTTGAGTTCTTTATTCCAAGATTTTTTATCTAAATTAAATCTTCTTGAAAAATCTAAAAATGAATTTGATTTGTTTGTGCCAATTATTCCAGTTGTAAAATTCACTTGGTATGATTGTTTTGTAGATTTCTCAATTTTATTCTTTTTTGTTATGTGTGGAGATATATCTTTAAATTTCTTTCCACATTCTAATGCTTCGTTTATGTAATTTTCATTAGTATTTATAAATTGATTGCCGTTCCTACCATCTGTTAGAATATAACCTATAAGTATTGCTTGTTCATCGTTGTCTAATTCAAAATTACCAAAATAATCTTTATCAAAATTAGTTATTAGTTCGTCTTCTAAGGATAAGTCTTTGGCTTCTTTCCAACCACTGTTAGTCATTATTTTATGATCTAATGTGCATTCTAATTTTGATCCATTGTTTAAAAATATTTCTACTATAGGTTTATAGTCTTCATTTTTCCAACAGTTTGTAATTTCATCCCAAACAAAATTACTTTCTTTATCAATTGTTTTTATTTTATCGCCGATTTTTACATCTTTTATAGATATATATCCCCTGTCTGTTTCTACATAACTATTTTCTGTTAAACATTTTCTAGTTATTACAAATCTGTTATTTAAAAATGAAGGTATTATTATTTCTTTCTGGAATTTGAAAAGTTTTAGACCTGATATTTTTTTCTTCTCAGCGTCTATGAAGTAGCAATATTTTTCTAAAAAATATATAATGTATTTTTTACATA